TGTTAAGCCACTTACCTATACCAACAAAGATTGCCGTCAGAAAGACGGACGCCTCCATTGGGAAGCAAGTAGCTGAACCCATAGACGCGAACTTGGTCAGAGGTATTATCCCCCAACCAGGCACATCGGCCTTCGTCGACCTGGTTACCTGTAGAGCCTCAGAAAAATGAGGCCAATAGGAAGTTAGGTCGATTACATGCTGATTCATGACCCTGTCAGATGCTTCACTCATATCGAGTGTAGCAAGGGAGCTATCTTCGCTCCCCCTCCTCGCCATATCCCTATTTGGGTCTTGGCGTGTGAATCCGATCAAGATGGACGCGAGATTGTCGGAGGTACAACCTTCGACGCGCTTGGCTTCCATTTTCTTCACGATGCTGTCGAGTATGGCCTGCTGCATGAACTGCATGCAGGTTGGCTCGATAGCTATGATACGTGGGGTCTTGAGCGTTTTAGGTACGGTTATGACCCTTACGGGTCTCTCCGTATCAGGTTCGAGGAATCGGACATGGTTGAAGCCTTCAGGATTGCTCCTGACTGCTCCAAGGGGAACCGCAAATTCAGTAAATCTGAAAAGCGAATTCTCCATTCGCTCAGTCCACTCGAACTGGTTGTATTTCTGGTTACCCAGAAGCCGGTCCGCGGTTGAGCCTGGTCCATGTTTAGGAAGGAGACGACCTTCATAGATCTCGCGATCTATGGAGGAGAAAACGTCCCCAAATAACATTCTACCCGCCCTCTGGAATTCATCCAGGTAAGGCGTACCAATGGTAGAAGCCAATTCCTGCTCACAATTGACATAGGCCGCAATGGCCTTATCCCGTCTGGAGTCGGTGCAATCAAGCACCTCTCCATTGAGGAAGCAGAGCTTTTTGAACATCAGACATAACTGACGTATCGCAAAGATTGCGTCCACGTTGGGAGTGTCAACTAACATTCCACTTCTTTCGTCGAACACTTGACTAAGGAAACCCCGAAGAAACAAGGGGAGACCGCCTCTAAGGCGAAACGCCGAAAAGGAAGAGTCATACAGACCATCGCTCAGACTTCTCTCGAAGTTCTTGCAAAGGTCAGGAAGGGTAATCGTCAAAAACGAAGCCCCTTCATGTTCGACACGACTCGCGACGGTTTTGATGTCGCGAGCGGCGCTAGTGTGGCACCAAGCAGCCAGTTCATTAGCTGCTTGAATCCAGAGAAGCATAAGGCTTTTCATCCATCCTCCATTAATAACGGGGGTAATGGAATCCGTAGCCCTTAAGATGGAGTGAGCGCCCAAAGGCGCTCACCCCAAATATCAGTTCCAGGTGCCTAGCTCTGTCCCGCCAAAAGCGAGATGAGGTTGGCATTTGTGGACGCTGTGAGGTTCGTCAGCAGACCTGTAACCGTTGTGAGCATCACTGCTCTCGAGGTATACAGTCGCTTATCTTCGTCGATGACGAGATAGACGGACGTACTCAGCGGAATGTTCGTCGGACTGCCCCCGAGGGGGTCGGCAACAAGACTGTTGACGTCAATCCGAGCAGAACGTCGGGTCCGTTTGCCATAAGCATGGCTAACGGACATCTTCAGGTTTCCGTCCG